AACACGCGATGGTGCGCCGAGCTGGCCGTCGCGCGAGGCTACCGGCTGTCCCTCCAGACCCACAAGCTGGCGGGGCTGCCCTGACCGAACGAACCGCAACAACGAACCGAGGACAGGACAGTGAACGAGCAGACGACGAAGAACGAATGCCCGATCATCGGGCTCAAGGTGTCCGGCTTCCAGGGAGTCGAGGCCGTCGAGATGGAGGTCGGCCCCGAGGGGGTGACCCCGATCAGCGGCCCGAACAAGAGCGGGAAGTCGAGCGTCCTCCGGGCGATCGCCGCCGCGGTCAACGGGCGCAAGGTGCTGCCCGACGACCCCGTGCGGCACGGAGAGGAACGGGCCGAGGTGGAGATCGAGTTCGAGTCGCCCCACGGCGTGCTCGTGCTCCAGCACGTCTACACGGACCCGGACGACCCGAAGAAGCAGTACTTGAAACTCAAGATGCGCGACAGCGGCGCGGCGTTCAGCAGCGCCCGCTCCATGCTCGACGAGTGGTTCGGCACGATGATCGACCCGTTCGCGTTCTGGACTCTCCCCGACGCCGACAAGACCCGGCTCGTCATGGGCGAGGCGGACCTCCCGATCGAGGAGTGGGCCGCGAAGGAGCGGGAGATCATGGAGCGCCGGCGCGACGCGAGGCGCGACCACGACAAGATCGCGGACGCGCTGACGCTCTCGCGCGCGGAGCTGGAGGGGGCAGAGGTTCCCAAGGGCGACCGCGCGGAGCTGGAGAAGGCGATCGCCGGTGCCGCCGAGGCCGCTGCCGAGCGGGTGGCGATCGAGGGGAAGATCGCGACGATCATCCACCAGGGGAAGGAGGCGGTCGCCCTCCGGGAGAAGTACTCCCGCGAGCACGAGGAGCTCCAGCGGCGCATCAAGGACGTCGGCACCCTGATCGAGACGCGGCGAGAGGAGCACAAGGCCGCCGCCGCCGAGCTGGAGGCCATGCCCGAGCCCGTCGACGTCGTCGCCGCGCAGACGAGCCTCCAGGCGATCGAGGCCCACGAGCGGGGCGTCGAGCGGATCGAGCGGCTAGAGAGCGACGAGGGGAAGACCGCCGAGTTCGTCCAGAGCGCGGAGGCCGCGCTGCTCTCTCTCCGCACCGAGAGGCTGGAGGCCCTCGCCGGGACAGAACTCGGCGTCGAGGGCCTGACCTACGAGCCCGCGGAGGCGGCGCTCCGGTATAACGACGTGCCGCTCAGCCAGGTCAGCGGGCGCGAGCGGTGGGAGGTCGCCCTGGGGCTCGCCATGAACCCGCACCGCAAGGGGCGGCTCGCGATCGTGCACCACGGGAACGACCTCGACGCGGAGGGGATGGCCCAGCTCCACGAGGCCGCCGTCGAGCGCGGCTACCAGGTGATCGTCGAGCGCGTCGCCGAGCGCGGCGAGGGCGAGGGCGTGCGGATCTACGAGGGGCGGAACGAGGACGAGGAGGTGACATCGTGACCGAACACGCCAGACCCGATCTCGCCGCCCTCTTCCGCGACTCGCGGATCGTGTTGCCCCTGGAGATCGACCGCGATGTGGCGCGCGAACCCGACGGCGGCATTGTCATCTGCAGGTCAGACCACGAGGGGAGGTGCTGGCGCGAAGAGCTGGAGTTTCTCACCGCGCTCGTCAACGCCGCGCCGAGGCTGATCGCGGCCGAGGCGGACCTCGCGACGAGCGACGCGAGAATAGAAATACAGGAGCGTCAGGTGGGGGCTTTCGGGGTGCGTGTTCTGGCGGCCGAGGATCTTCTGAGAAGGCTTCCGCGCCGCATGAGCCACGCCCGCGTGCAAGTCCCCGACCCCGAGGGCGGCCCATCCCGCAGCGCGTGCGCCTCGCATTGCGCGAAGTGCGCCATCGAGCGGCACCTGGGCCTGGAGTCGACCGCCGTCGGTCGAGGGAGGTGACGCCGTAACCGCCAAGCCGAAGCACCGGGAGCAGATCAGGAAGCGGCGGGTCGCCGCCCAGCTCATGCACCTGCTGGGCGGGCCCGACCGCTCGAAGGTCCTCCTCGACTTCTTGAAGGAGGCCGCGTCGGGCGGTCGGGAGGGAGCTGGGCAGGGCGTCCTCGAACCTGAGTCGCCGCGTCGGGGCGGGGGACGGAGCAAGCCCAGATCGGGTCGGCCGACATCACGCCGAGGAGAAAGGGCGGCGCCGTGGTAGGGTGGAGCCAACCCGGAGGAAGCCATGACCGAGTTCGGAGTGGAGAACAGCCCGGCGAATCAGACCGTGCTCGACGCGATCCTAGCGACGGGGCACCTCGACGGGATGCTCCTCGGGAGGAACAACCTCAAGTGGAGCGACGTCGAGGAGACCGAGGACGTCTACACGTGGCCGGACACCGAGTTCGCCAAGTTCGACCGCATGTGCGTGACCTGGCTTCCCCGGTCCGGCTGGGGGTGCGAGCACACGGACTACGGCGACGACATCATCGCGACGAGCCCCGTGACCAGCGTCGCGGCCTACAAGGAGACCGTCGCCGCGCTCGTCGCCCGGTACCCCCAGATCGAGGTGCTCATCGTCGCCGAGGAGGTCGAGGGCGACCACTGGCTCGGGACGGAGGGGCAGTACGAGGAGACGCTCGACCACACCTACGACGCGGTGGACGGAGCGTGCGAGGTCTGGCACTCGGGCACGAACCGGGGGACGTACCTCGACAGCGGGATCCCGCCGGTCGACCTCGGCGTCTGGTACGGCGGGACCTTCGACGTGTTCCCGTTCCAGTGGAACCGCGGGTGGACGGGCGGCGAGCACTTCTACCGGCTTCTCAAGGCGAACGGCATCGAGCGCGTCGCGTGTGGGGACGCCGCGAGCGTCAACGCGATCCAGGCGGGGGAGAACAACTACCTGAGCGCCGAGGACATCCAGGTGCTCCAGTTCACGACCGAGGCCCACTACCGCGCGCACCAGCCGAGGCACGTCGCGAAGATGTGCGCCGTCGCCTGCGCCCTGGGGTTCGAGCGCGTCCTGTTCACCACGTTCGTCGACGTGCCCGCGAGCCCGTGGGTGCAGATCAAGTACGGCGGGATGATCGAGGACGACCTGTCGCAGAGGCCCGCGCTCGAGATCGCCAAGTTCTTCGACGGCTTCCCGACGGGGAGGCTCCACCTGCAGGACGAGTACGTCGAGTTCCCCGACGGCGACGTCGTGTGGGCGCCGGAGCTGTACACCGGCGCGAGCAGCGTCGAGGTGACCGACCTCCTCACGATGGAGGAGAGCACGAAGGCCTGCACCGCCGGGAAGCTCGCGGTCGACGCGAACGCCGTGTGGTGGGTCGAGAGGAAGAAGGGGAGCACCGTGTCGGTCGCGAGGCGCCGACCGGTCGTGATCGCAGACGAGGCCGAGGCGATGGACCTGTTCCTCGGCCGCTGAACCGCAGAAGGGGAACCGCAGATGAGAACGATGCTCACGATGGTCGGGACCATGCTCGGCCTGTTGATCGGCGGGTGGCTGGTGTCGTTCGGCCCGTTCGGGACGAACCCCCAGGAGCTCGCACTCACCCCCACCGAGCGCGCCGTCCTGGAGAAGGTGCGCGAGACCGGCCGCGACGTCGACGACCTCTCGACCCTCCTCGTCCAGCTCTACGCCGAGAGCCGCGCGGGAGAGATGACCGTCGGCGCGACGGGCCCGCTGGAGCTGACGCTCTGGAACGACTGGGGCGGGCTCGACGTGGAGAGCGGGGACACGATCGAGGGAGTCATGTTCGCGGACGGCGACTGGACGGGCCTGCACCACTCGCCATACGCCGGGCCGCTCGACGACGCGACGATCCGCAACGTCGCCCTGCTCCACATGGAGAAGTGGGCGAGCCGGATGTACCGCGTCCGAAGCGGGGTGCTCGTCGAGGACGTGACCGTCGCCGGCGTGCTGTGCGAGCACGGGTTCTACTTCAACATGGCCGGCTACAACGACGAGGTCGACCTGGAGAAGCCCGCGCTCGTCTTCCGTCGCTGCCACTGGCGCGACGTGGGGAGTCAGGCCGTGCAGCTCGTCTACCGGCCGGAGGAGCAGGACTTTGACTTCGAGGCCGAGGGGGACGGCACGCCCGGCGGGCTGATCCTCGTCGAGTACTGCCTGCTGGAGAACGTCGGGTGGAACCGCGGCGGGAGCGCGAGGGCGAGCTACGCGCTGTCCTTCTTCGCCACCGACAACCCGGTTCTCCTCCGCCGCACCGTGCTCGACAACTCCGCGCAGGCCGAGAGCAAGGGGGCGCTGCTCGTCGAGGAGAGGTGGCGGGCCGACGTCGAGGACTGCCGGTTCACGCTCGGAGTCACCGACCGGCCCGTCGCCATCTTCCGCGACGTCGAGGTCCTCCGCGTGACCGGCTGCCACTTCGAGGCCGCCGGCGGGCAGGCGTGGATCGACGTCGAGCGGTGCCCGGACGTGGAGTTCAGCGGCTGCACGGGGAACGTGCTGATCCGCAGGGACGGCGACTCGGTCGCCATGATCGACGAGGGGGCGAGCTGGTGAACGAGACGAGATTCAAGATGGACCAGGACACGACCGACCTGGAGGTCGCGTGCGCGAAGATCCTGATAGCCATCGGGGAGAACGCGAAGCGCGGCGGGCTGGCCGAGACGCCGACCCGCTTCGCCCGCGCCATGCGGGAGCTGACTGCCGGGTACGACCAGGACCCCGCCGAGGTGCTCAAGGTGTTCGAGGACGGGGCCGAGGGCGTCGACGAGATGGTGTGCGTCCGCGCGATCCCGTTCTGGTCGCTCTGCGAGCACCACCTCTCGCCGTTCTTCGGAACCGCCGACGTCGCCTATGTCCCGAGCGGCAAGGTTGTCGGGCTCTCGAAGCTTGTGCGCTTGGTCGATGTGTTCGCGCGGCGCCTCCAGGTCCAGGAGAGGATGACCGCGCAGGTCGCCGACGCTCTCGACGACCACCTCCGGCCCCTCGGGGTCGGGGTCGTCGTCCGCGCCCGGCACCTCTGCATGGAGAGCCGGGGAATCCTGCGCCCGGGATGCGAGACCGTCACGAGCGCCCTGCGCGGCGTGATGCGGGAGAAGGGGGAGGCCAGGAGCGAGTTCCTGGCGCTGGCGAGATGAAGATCGGAACGCACGAGGAGGAGGTCGCGAGGTTCTGGGACATCTTCACGGTCATCCGCCCGAAGTGGGAACGGAGAATCCAGGAGCGGCTCGAACGATGGAAGGGGACGCCGCTTGGGTGGCTGAAGTTCCCCGGCATCAAGACGGTCGGCACGGTCCAGGAAATTGCCACGCGCGAGTTCTTCGGTGGGAGGAAGACGGGAAGCTCCGACAGCGACATGGCGATCGGTCAAACGCTGTACGAGATCAAGGCCGGCTTCGAGGACTACCAGGGGTACGTGAGCGCGAACCAGATCAGGACGGACCAGCTCTACAACAGGTTCGTCATCGTCGCGCTCCTGCCGGATGACATCCGGTGCTGGGTCCTGGAGAAAGACGACCTGGTTGGGGTCTCGTCTCCCATGCACGCGCGCAGCGAGAGAATCCGGCGGTGGTCGTTTACCGTGACCGATCCGCCCTGGCCCCTGACCGGCGACGGGAACCTCCCCGATGCGCTCAGGATCACCGGCGGCGAGGCCGTGCTCGTCCGGGACGACTCCCCCAGGCCGGGACGACTCTTCGGCTGCTGCTGACCCTCGACACTTGCCGCCCGCCGTGCTAGAGGTAGGGCATGGCGGCGCGGAAGAAGAAGGCCGCGAAGAAGGCTGGCGGGAAGAAGCCGAGGGCGAAGAAGGGGAAGGCGGCGAAGCGCATCCCCTGGTCCGAGGTCAGGATCGCGTGGGTCACTGACCCGGGCGCCAACATGACCGCGCTCGCCCGCAGGTTCGGTTGCGGCGCCGACGCGATCCAGCGCAAGGCGAAGGAGCAGGACTGGCAGGACGAGCGCGACGAGTACGTCCGCGACCTGATCGCGCGGGTCCGGGACCGCGTGGCGACGCACCATGCCAAGGCGGTCGGGAAGCAGCTCGAAGACACGCTCCGGCAGATGAACAAGCTGCGCGATCTCGTGCTCGCCCAGCTCGCGGAGCGCGTGGAGAAGGGGGAGGAGGTGTTCGAGCGGTCGATCCAGGAGGTGACCGAGGAGCCCGTCAAGGACGGGGAGGGGAAGAAGACGGGGAAGACCAAGCTCGTGAAGAAGACGATGCGGACGCGCCCCGTGCCCCTGGACACGCCGTTCATGCTGAGGATCCTGGAGGCGCACCTTCGGGTGGCGCGGGGCGCCCTCGGTCTCGACGAGAAGGGGGGGAGGGCGCGGCTGCCGGCCGCGGAGGCGGAGGATGTTGACTTCGAGATCCGCTAGGGGTAGCGTCGGCCCTCGCACCTGCTGGGGCTGGGCGCCTGCCCGCACGAGCGCACGCCGAAGAGTGGACGGCAGCGGGCAGGCGCCTCCTCCGGCCGAACCGCAACGGAGGACGAGATGACCGAGGAAGAGAAGGGCGAGCCCGCGTGGGATCCCGAGAGGATCAGGACGGGGCTCGAAGTGCAGCGGGAACTCGCGCAGATGGCGAAGGCCCTTGCCGACGCTGGCGGGCCGTGCTCGAAGATCGAGATCCCCGGGGGCTCGGTGTTCCCCGGCGAGACCATGCTCGAGCGGTTCGCGCGGTGCGCGCCGCCCGAGCTGACCACCGACGTCGTGCAGGAGCTTCGCGAGAACAGGGCCGTCGCGCTGCTGGGAGACCTGTTCGAGAAGTACGGGGTCGTTCTCCGCCCGCCAGAGGACTTGGACGAGCGCCAGGAGAACATGCAGTGGATGCACCTGGAGGTCGCGATGCGCTACGACTGGGCGTTCGCGATGATCCAGCGGCGGCAGGCGATCAGGCACGCGTGCAGCGAGGACCTGACCGGGGGAGAAGAACACGCCGGCGCGGAGTGCGGCGGCGAAGCCGAGAACCACGAAGGAGAACCGCAAACATGATGAACGACCAGGAAGACCCGGACGCCGAGGAGGCTGCCGAGGCAGAAGAGGTCGCCGAGGCCGACGCCGACGCGATCGACTGGGACCAGACGAAGCGCGACTTCGCGGAGTCCTTGAAGGAGGCGCTCGGCCCGCTGATCGGGCCGGAGAACGCCGAGGCGATGCACGCCTTCGTCCAGCGGTCGAGCGAGCGGGCGGTCCTCGCCCTCTCGACCGGGGACACGGCGCTGTACCGCGAGATCCAGGCGCAGGCCCGGGTGATGGCCGAGGAGCAGCGCGTCCGGCTGAACGCGGCCAAGTGGGACGTGTTCATGGCCGGCGTGCGCGGCGTCTTCGCGACGGCGCTCCGCGTCGGCATGACCGCGATAGGGTGACGGGATGGCACGCAAGAAGACCCACACCGAGCGGATCGAAGCCATCGAGCAGAAGCTCACCAGCCTGGACGTGGACGTCGGCGACGTGACCGACGCCGTCGAGACCGTCGTCGAGATCGACAGCGTGCGGCGCCGGAACGCCGGCGTGCGAACCACCGAGTTCAAGGTCGTGGCCCTCGCTGTTCTGGCGGGGTTCGCGATGATCGTCGTCGGGGTGCTGGACGAGCAGCCCGGCCTCACCGAGCACGGGACCTCCCTCGTGACCTGGGCGACCGTCGGTTACGCCGGCGCTCGCGCGGCGACCAAGCTTCGCCCGGGGGGGTGAAGTGGAGAGCCCGGGCACTTCGTCATTTCGTTCGGCGCCCCCGGCTCGTTCCCATACCGGCGGGTCGGGGGCGTTTCTCAGCAGGAGAACCGATCACATGAACCGCATCACCAGAACACTCGGGGCGCTCGTCGCCCTCGTCCCCCTCTTCTTCGTCGCCGCGCCAGCCGTCGCGATCGTCGCGACCGCGCCCGCGTGCAGCTCGCTCGGCGAGCCGAGGGGAATGATCCGCACCGACGCCGTCCGCGAGACGGTCGGCTACGTCGTCACGCGCTACCTTCACTACGTCGAGGCCGACGAGGGCCTGGAGGAGCCGGCCCGCGTCATCCTGTTCGAGGACGGGGCCGTGCTCGTCGAGCTCGTCGAGCCCGAGGGCGCGTCGATCTCCGCCGTGGCCATCTCCCCGCTGATCCGGCGGGTGGGTGGGCACCACGACAAGTACGTGCTCCTCGATCCTGCTCTGACTCCGCTGCAGCGGGAGGTCTACCTGGAGTCAACCGGGAGGCTGTACGCGCTGTTGGAGGCTGCCGGGATCAAGGAGTGAGGGATCCCCTCCCCGGGTCGGCGGCGGTTCTCCTCCGGCCGTCGTCGGCCCACCTCTCTGCACATGGCCGTCTCCGTCAGGATCCCCAGGGTTTTCGTCCCCCTCGCGAAGGGGGGCAACCCGCGCCGCGCGGTGATCCACGCCACGCTCGACTGCCGGATCGTGGACACGCTCCTGGCGATCCTGCTGGCGAAGAAGGGGGAGGTGATGCTGATCGCCCCGTCGATCGAGGATGCGAGGTGGCGCGTCGAGGGGTGGCTCAAGGGCCAGCCCCGCGTCGAGAAGAGTTCGGTCGGGAGGGTCCGGCGCTACCGGGCGGGCTCCTCCGTGCTCTGGCTCGTCCCCGAGGGCGAGGGTTGCCCGGCGCGCGACCTTGACGCGGTAGCGATCGTCGATGCGGGGAGGATGGCGGAGAACCCGCTGCCCTGGGTCGAGCCGAGGCTCCGCGACGGCGCGGACATCATCGTCGCTGGCGCGGGGATGCCCGACGCCGAACACTGGCTGCGAGGGTTCGCCCTGGAGGACGGCGCGGACACTTTCATGGTCCCGGCGCGGGAGATCCTCGCCGAGTTCCCCGACCAAGCCGCCGCCGTCGACGAGAACCACCCGGCGTACAGGAGGAACATGCTCCTGGAGGACGTCGGGGTCGAGACCCCGCCCTTCGTCGTCTTCTCCAGGGAGCGGCTCCGGATCAGGAGCGCGAAGCCCCGCTCGTTCTTCTCCCCCCGGCAGCTCGCCGAGGTCGAGGGGCAGCCGAAGAGCAAGGCGCCCGTCGTCTCCCTCGACCTGTCGCGTCTCCAGCGCCGCTACTTCGCGATGAAGCGGCTGGGCCGCCGGCGGGGGTTCCGCCAGTTCATCACCGTGAAGTACAGGCGCGGCGGGATCACGGCCGGCGAGACCGCGTGGGCCTACCGCGACTGCACGACCTTCCCCGGCACGCAGGCGATGTTCCTGGCGGACACCGACGAGCGCACGCGCCGGATCTTCTCCGTCGTCCTCGACTACCAGAAGTTCGACCCGCACGCGCCGGCGACCCTCGGCGTGCCGACGGAGAAGCGGATCCGGTGGGCGAACGCCTCGCAGTTCTACACGGCGACCGCGGGAGGGAAGGGGGCGCGCGGCGAGGGGTTCCAACTGATCCACTGGACCGAGGTCCCCTACGCGTTCAGCGGCCCGAACGCGATCGTCCGCGGGGAGACCCTCCTCTCCGGCCTGATCGAGGCCGCGAGCGGGGACGCGGAGATCACCCTGGAGGGCACGCCGTTCGGGCGCGAGCTGTTCTACCAGACCTACCGCGAGGCGAAGGACGGGCTCAACGACTTCTGGCCGATCTTCCTGCGCTGGTTCGACGACGACACGAACCGCGCCGCGCCGGGCGCGTTCAAGCCGGAGGAGATCAGGGAGACGCTCACCGAGGAGGAGGGCGAGCTCGTCGAGCGGTTCGGTCTCGACATGGCGCAGGTTGCGTTCCGCCGGAAGAAGAAGCGCGAGCACCGCGGCCTGTTCGACCAGGAGTTCCCGGAGGACGACGAGCGATGCTTCATGTCGCACGGCGCCTGCTACTTCGACAAGGCGACGCTGTTCCAGCTTCTCCGCACGACCGACGAGGGTGTTGGGCGGCACGTCCCCGGCGGGGTCGAGCACATCTGGCAGGGGCCGGTCGAGGGGAAGGAGTACGTGATCGGAGTCGACACGAGCGAGGGCGTCCCCGGCTGCGACCCCTGCGGGCTCGGGGTGTTGCGAAAGGACAACCTGGAGCAGGTCGCGTCGGTGCACGGGATCTTCAAGCCCCGCGTCCTGGCGGAGCACATCGTTCGGCTCGCGGGCGTGTACGCAACGCACGCGGAGCTGAAACGGAAGGACAAGAAGGGGAAGAAGCGGAAGGTGACTCGCCCCGCCCTGGTCGGGGTCGAGCGAGAGAACCACGGGCACGCGGTCCTGGAGGCCCTCGATCGGCTCGGCTTCGGCGCCCCCCACGACCGGGGCGGCCCGCTGTACCACTTCAAGCCCGGTCGCGCGGGCTGGAGCACGAACGCGGAGACGCGCCCGCTCATGGCCGAGCGCCTGGCCGACGCGCTGGAGGAGGGGCACCTGCGGGTCAGGGATCAGGCGTTCGTCGGGGAGTGCCTGACGTTCATCCTGGGCGGCGGCGGGAAGTTCGAGGCGGCCCCTGGCGCCCACGACGACCGCGTGATGAAGTGGGCCATCGCGCTCGCGATGCGAAACGTCCGGCGCCGTAGGGCGAGGGTGGTGTTTACGGAAGGGAGAATCTAGCATGTGCGAACCCCCCGAGATCGAAGAGAGAGGATCGTCGCATGGTGCTTGAAGCAGCAGGAGGTTACGTCGCCACGGGAACGGTCGTCGCGATCGTGACAGGGCTGGTCCTCGCGGGGGGCAAGGTGATCGAAGGCCTGGTGGCGCGGAGGAACGGGGGGCGCTCCGTCCTCACGTCCGAGGAGAAGACGGTGCTGTACGGATCGGAGCGGAAGTTGGAGGCCCTGATCGAGCTGCTCTCCAAAACCGACGGCACCGGCGCTCCGCTCGTCTACTCTCCCCGACAGTGGGGGGACGACTTGCGCGAGCTGGGCGCGCACATGCACGGGGTCGAGACGTCGATCGTGGCGCAGACCAAGGTACTCACGGAGATCCTCGACGAACTGAGGAGCGACTGACATGGCGAAGAAACGAACCGCGAAGAAGACCACCCGGAAGAAGGCGGCCGGGAAGAAGACCGCCACGAGGAAGAAGGCCAAGCGGAAGAAGGTCAAGCGGAAGGCCACGAAGAAGAAGGCCAAGCGGAAGGCCGCGGAGAAGCCCGCCGAGGAGAAGAGTCTCCCCCCCGTCGTCGTGATCGTCGACTGGGAGGTCGCGGAGTTGTTCCTCTTCGGCCAGAGCGACGACCTCGGGGTCCACTAGGGGGTGGCGCCATGAGCAGGGCGACGGCCTACGGCTTCGTGCAGGGGATCAACCTTGCGGGCAACGCCTACGACTGGGGCGGCCTTCCGATGTTCAAGGAGGTCGGGCTCAAGGCGTTCGAGTGGCAGCTCTTCCGGGGAGGAGCCCCGGTGCCCCTCGGAGTGAGCGGGTTCGTCCCCGTGCTCGCGAACGGGATGCCCGACTTCGCCGACCCGTTCTTCGAGCCCGGCGACAAGGCGTGCATGGTGCTGTACCGGCAGCACGCGCTTCGCGACTTCCCCGACGGGTACTGGACTCTGCGACACATCGGCGGGTACGCGGAGCTGCTTACGGGAGGGCAGAGTGCAGCGGCGCCGTTCGACGAGAGGACGCCGACGAAAACGGCCCACTACGTGACGCGCGACAGAGGGCCCGTGATCGCGATCGTGCTCGACGACCCGAACGTGACCGAGCTTCATCTCTGGGGGCCGGGCTTCGACCCCGAGGACGACCCCGACTCGGCGTGCCCGATCAACCCCGCGGTTTCCGCCGGGCTGCGGGGGCTCACCACGAGGGGCGGGCACCTGCGGACGCTGAACGTGAGCGGCGCGAACAAGTACGGCGCGGGGCTCTGGGTCGAGCCGCACGAGCTGAGTCATAAGGGCTGGCTCTCGGAGCAGCCGTGGCAGCCGGTGGCGGGGAACCACAAGCGGCTCGACGACGTGCGCCAGTCGAGCAACAACGCGGGCGGGGAGAGCGGCGTCAGCATGGCCTACCTCTGCGACCTCGCGATCGCGGCGCGGCGCGACCTGCACCACACGATCCCGATCGGCTACACGGAGGCCGAGTGCCGGCTGATGCTGGAGTACGTCTGGTCCCGCTTCTCGGGGCTGGGTCGGCGTTGTCGGCTGGAGATCGGGAACGAGAACTGGAACCAGGGGATGGCGAGCTGGTTCTGGCTGGAGCACAAGCGGGGGAGCTACACGGCGGCTCAGTTCCTCGCGGCCATGATCGACCTCCTGATCGGTCTCGTGGACGAGATCGACCCGGGCCGGGTGGTCTTTGATGTCTACGTCGGCGGGCACTCGCACTCGAACTACCTCTCCGGCGTGCTGGCCGAGCTGACCGGGACCCCCGACTCGGCGGGCACGGCGTTCTACTTCGGGCCGAGCCCGACGCAGAGGCGGATGTGGCGGGACAACCCGCCGACGAGCGTCCAGGAGGTTCTCGACGCGGGCCTGGCCGTGCTCCCGCTGCTCCGGGCGAGAGTCCAGGCGAACGCGGACTCGATCCGGGCGTTCGCGGCCGAGCGCGGCGTGGAGATCCCCGTCGCGGAGTACGAGGCGGGCTGGAGCTTCTACCCGCCGGCCGCGATCGAGCCCGTCTGCACCGCTGCGACCCTCGACGAGGGCATGGCCGGCGTCTACGAGGCGGCGTGCGAGGTGGCCCAGGGGATCGGGATCGACGAGATCGACTGGTTCCATGCCCCGCACCCCGCAGCGGGCACGGGGGGGGCGTTCGGGCACGGCAGGACGTGGCTCGGGCCCGAGTTCGACGACGTGAGAAGGCGCATTCTGACGGGGCTGGTGGCCGGGGCGGGTCCGGGGTTGGACTTCCGGCCGCTTGGACCTACGAGTGGCATCGGACCATCTCATCGGTAGGGTTCCCCCTTGACACCTCTCCCGCGAGGGGGGACCCTGGGATTCGTTCCTCGGTGATCTCGAACCGCCCCGGGGGGCACCAGTCGGGATCACTATGGACAGGACGAACGGCAGCTCGGTCCTCCTGGACCGTTTCGGCAGGCCCTTTGTGGACGATTCGCCGACGAACGGCAAGGCGACCGACGGGGGGGGAGGGGAGCGCAGGGCCTTCGCGAAGTTCCTGACCAGCTCGGCGAGCCGGTACCTCCAGGGGCTGACGGGGCTCTCGGCTTCGCCGGAGTACCGCGCCAGGGATCCGGTGTCGAATCACCCGTGGGTCTACGCTTCGGCTGCGACCGCCGCCGTTGTGATCTCGCAGGCTCCGCTCACGGTCTGGAGGGAGGCCGACGAGGAGATGGAGAGGCGGGCGGTTCGAGCGAAGCGGCTCGGTCGGGTCGCCCACGAGAACGCGTGGACTCCGGCCAGGGGTCTCCGCCGGGGGGCTCTCCGTCGGCACTGTTCCACGATCCCGAAGAGGATGTGGCTCAAGGGGCTCGAGCCCGACAGCCGGCACGAGTTCGCGCAGCTCATGGTCGCGCCGAACCCGCTGCAGGACGGCGGGCAGCTCGTCCAGATGACGGCGATGAACCTCGCCCTCGGCGAGTGCTTCTGGGTTCTGTACCGGGGGGGCGTGCCCGCGGTGGGGGACGAGATGCCCGACGAGGTGTGGCCGGTGCCCGGCGACTACATGAAGCCGAGGCACGCGACACAGTCGGGGGGGGCCTTCCTGGGCTGGAAGTTCTCGCCCCCGACGTGGCACCCCGACTACCAGCCGGGGCGGGAGATGCCGCTGGAACCGGAGAGCGTTGTCCAGTTCAAGATGCCCGGCCCGAGCGACCCCGTGCGCGGGTTCAACCCGCTGACCGCGGCGGCGGCGGCGATCGAGAGCGACATGATGATCCGCGCGCTGAACCGCGCGCTGATCCGCAACGACGGGACTCCGCGCTCGGTGCTCTATCACCCGGACAAGCTCACCGAGGAGGAGGAGGAGGAGGTTCTCGCGGAGTGGGCCGAGAAGTTCGAGGGGTCGCACAACGCCGGGAAGACGGCCCACCTGTTCGGCGGCGCGAAGCTGGAGAAGGCGGCGTGGTCGCCGCGCGACCTGGAGTTCGAGAACCAGGGCGGGCGCAACCGCGACGAGGAGCTCGCGGTCATGCGAACGCCGCCGTCCGCCCTCGGGATGGCGGACCTGATGAACTACGCGACCCAGCTCGGCCAGGACAAGAACTACTGGCAGAGGATGGTGATGCCGCTCGCCCGGGCGATCGAGGGGCCGGTCGACCGCCGGTTCTTCTTCTCCCAGCCGGATACGGTGTTCGCGGCGTTTGACGTGTCGGGGGTCGAGGCGCTCCGCGCCGGGATCTCGGACATGATCGCGGACGCGAACGTGATGTGCGGCCAGAATCTGCACACCCCGCCCCGCGTCGCATTCCAGGTCGTCGGCCTGGACGTGCCGGAGTACGACGCCGACGAGGTTGCGTTTGTCCCTGCCCTCGCGACCCCCGCCGGCGACGCAGCGGAGGGGCTTCCCGACGTTGGCGAGAGCGACGGGGAGGACTCCGGGGTCGATGGAACGTCTCCCCCGGACGAGGAGGTGGACGACAGGGCCGCCTCGCTCCTCCGCGCCTCCGGGCCGCTGATCCTGACCGAGGCCGGGCGGCGCAGGAAGGCCGCGAACCGCTGGCGGCAGTTCGTCAGGATGGAGGCGGCCGTCGAGATCCGGCTGCGGAAGGCGTACCGGGGGTGGGTGAACGCGGAGCGGCGGGCGTGCCTCGTCCGCTTCGACGAGGCGGCCAGGGGAGAGAAGGCCGTGTTTCTGCCGTCGCTGGTCGTGCCGGCGAGGAAGGTGCTCGACATGACCGCGGTCCTCCCCGACCTCGACGAGCTGATCCGGGCGCTCCGGATGAAGTCGCGACCAATCATGGCGGCCGGGATGGAGGCCGTGTGGGACTTCACGGAAGCCGAGATCGGCGTCCCGACCTTCTCGATCGACGACGACGTGTTCGTCCGGCGGTTCGACGCCTACGAGGCTCGGCTCGTCGAGAAGACCCCCGAGGCCCTCGCCAAGAACGTCCGGCGGGCCCTGGAGGAGGGGATAGGCAACGGGGAGACCGTGGCGGAGATCCGCCTGCGGCTCGCCCAGGTGTTCAATACGGCCGCCAGCTCGTCGAAGACCCTGCTCGTGGCCCGGACGTCGACGGGCGGGTTTATGAACGCGACCCGCGACGGGATGTTCAGGGAGGCCGGCTTCAAGACCGGGGAGTGGGTCTCCGCCGGCGACGAGAACACGAGGGTCGACCATCTGATCTTCGGCGACGCCGGGGAGCAGAAGCTCGGATTCAACTACCAGACCATTGCGGAGGAAAGCACGGACGGTACGCTCGAGTACCCCGGCGACCTCCGTGCGCCCTTCGGAACGATCGCGAACTGCCGCTGCATGTGGGCACCCACGGAGTAGAGAAGATGAAGGACCTGGACATCAGCAAGCTCAATTCGGCCCGAGTGATCGAGGACCCCGAGGAGATCGCGCTTGCCCTGCGGAAGGCGGAGGCGGGCCGGAGGGGCGTCGAGGAGTCGGAGGTCGACCTCAAGATCGACAAGGAGGGGCACGTGCTCCGGCGCAAGGCGACGGGGCTCGCGGTCGCGCAGAAGCAGCGTCACCTCGGCGCGGCGAAGCTCCAGGCCCTCGTCGAGGCGCGGGGCATGCCGTGGGACGAGGGGTACGTCGGGCGCGACGTGCCGTACTTCCTCAGCGACGAGCGCGTCGACGGGCACGGCGACATCGTGCTCCAGAACTGGATCTTCGACGTGTACGAGGACAACCCCGTTCTCGCGTTCTCGCACTACTGGGACTCGCTCTCGATCGGGGTGGGGATCGACTGGAACGTCGTCAACCGCGTCGACGACAAGTACACCGGCCGCGCCCTCTTCTTCCGCGCCCTCTTCGCGACGGAGGAGATGCAGGGCTTCGCGGACATGACGTTCCGCATGGTCGAGGCGGGGATGTTCCGGGGGATCAGCGCGGGCTTCTACCCCGGCATGGTGATCTGGATCGAGGACGACGACGAGCGCGCCGAGTACGGGCTCGGCCGGTACGGCTATGTGCTCGACCAGAACACGCTCCTGGAGGGCTCGCCCACCCTCCTCCCCGCGAACGCCGGCTCGACGGAGATCGAGGCGACGCTCGCGAAGGCGAAGAAGCGCGGGCTCCTTCTCGCGGGCGACCTCCCCGTGCTCCGCGAGCTGGAGCGGCGGAGGATCGCCGCGAGCACGAGGTCGATCGAGGAGTGGGGGGAGAGCGAGGGGCTGTACCGCCGCGTCGCCCGCCTGCTCTTCCCCGAGTCCGTGTTCCGCAAGCACGAGGATCTCGACGAGCCGATCGACGGCGCGGAGCCCGAGGACGAGCAGATCGTGGTCGCGGTCGAGGGCGCGCCGGAGGAGGACGACCTCGGCGAGAAGATCGACGGCCTGGCTGCGCTGGTCAGCGAGGGGTTCGGGTCGGTCCTGGCGACCCTCGACGACGTGCGCGAGCACCTGGAGACGCGGGAGGCGACGCGCGGCGCGGACGACTCCGAACCGGACGAAGGCGACGAAGACGAAGAAGACACCGACGGGCTCGAAAGCGCGTCGGGCGAGAACCGCATCGAGTCCGTCCTCGCGAAGGTCGAGGAGTTCAGGCGCACGCGGGGGACTCCCGCGAGCCCGTAACCGAACCCGAAGGACATCACAGATGAAACTGACCGAAGAAAAGGCAGCCCAGCTCCTCGGAGCGATGGATGAGCTCCTCGGGGCGGACGGGCTGACCACCATGCGGGAGAAGATCGCTGCCCTGCAAGCAACGGTGGACGGAATGGCGGGGCTCGACCCCAAGGCGATCGCGACCAACTTCGAGAGGATGCAGGCCGAGCACGACGCGATGGTCCTGCACCTCCGGACCAAGCGAGATAGGTTCTACGTCTCGGGGATCGAGGACATCGGCGACCAGTTCTCGGTCATCCGCGCGTGCTCCGGCTACCTCCAGGGGAGCGGGAGCAAGGTGGGCTACGAGGCCGTCGGCGCGGGGCTCGAGTTCGAGCTGATGCGTCAGGTCTACGAGAAGAACCGCGACGTGTTCGCGAAGGCGGGGATCGGCATCGGCGACGACACGGTCGCCGCGAGCTTCATCCCCGACCAGGTGATCGCCGACGTCATCGCCGCCATCTACCGGCGCGCGGTCTTCTTCAACCTCCAGGGGGACGGGCAGACGCGCGTCTCCGTGATCGACGGCCTGATCGGCCAGAACGTTCGCGTGCCAAAGTTCGACGGCGGCTGCGTGGCGTACTGGGTCGACGAGGAGGCGGAGTACGCCGAGTCGTACCTCTCCACCGGGCTCAAGAGCGCGACGCCCCACAAGCTCGGGGTGCTCACGACGATCACTCAGGAGATGGAGGAGCAGATGGGGTTCGGCTTCGAGACCCTGTTCCGCAACGACCTGATCGAGGCCGCGAAGAAGAAGATCGACTGGACGATCGCCTACGGGCGGGGCGGCAACATGCCGCTCGGGATCCTGAACTGGACGGGCGTCCGCGTCTTCTCGGCCCAAGCCGGCGAGGCGGTCGACGACCTGTTCGTCAACGACGTCCAGGGCGACGGCACCGCGGCCGGCACCACGATCGCGGCCGCGAACTCGGGCGACTGGGACGGCGGCGAGCTGGACTTCGACGCCCTGATGGACATGCAGACGCTCCAGGAAGAGGACGACGTCTACCTGGACAACTCGGCCCTCGTGTCGGCGGCTCGCTACCTCAAGCGACTGAAGCAGCTCAAGATCGAGAACTACTCCGGCCAGACGGCGGGCAACCCGTACCTGATCGGCGTGCCGATGCTGACCGACGGGCGGCTCCGCGACCTGATCGGGGACTTCGCGCGGTCGAGCATGTTCGCCGCGGGCCTCCCCGGCGCGGGCATCGGGGCTCCCACCACCTCCACGACCTCCAGCTACACCGACGTCATCTCCGGCGACCTGCGCACCGTGATCTGGATGCGGTGGGCCGGCATGGAGATCACCGACGACGGCGGCAAGGGGGCGGGGTTCACCAAGGACCTCAAGTACGTGAAGCTGCGCCTGCGCGGGGACACGTTCATCCGTCAGGAGCGCAAGCTCATGGTCTGCCCCGACGCCCAGATCATCGGGTAGGCGGGACGTTGACCTGAACGCCTGACCGAAAGGAAACGACAGAAGGACAGAACCATGCGACACAATTTCCATCACAACAACCTCGTGGGGGTCTGCTTCGAGCCGCAGGTGCTGAACGACAGCGCCGCGACGGGGGCCGCGATCGTGGAGCCGCAGCACCGGGGGACGGACATCACGTTCATTCTCTGCGCCGGCGACATGGCGGCGACCGCCACGGGATCCGGCGCTCTCCAGGGGCGGCTCCGCTCCGACGGGTCGACCTGGGAGGCGCTGACCGAGTACGACGGCGTGACCGCCCTCGTCTTCCTCGCCTCGCTCTTCACGGCCGACTCGGTCCTGGAGGACGACGTCGTGATCGGGACCATCCCGCTCGATCGGATCGACTGGGACACCTACGAGGCGATCCGGATCGTCGTCACCAACGCGGTGGCGGTGGCCGTCACGATCGGCTGCTGCTACGTGATCTCCGGCGTGCGGAGCGTCCCGTCCGGGCAGACCGACTACCTGTTCGCCAAGTGCATGCCCTCCTGACGGGAGGCATGAACTAGGGGACGTGCCGAGTGGGCGTCCGTGACTACACCGGCGACGGACCGAGGGACCCGACCCCCCCTCCCCCGGGGGGCGATCCCTCGGTCCAAGCCCTGCTGCCGCAGCCGACCGTCAAGGCGAGGCTGCTCGATTCCGGGGACGAGGGGGGCGGAGAGATGCAGACGCTTACGCTGATCCAGGGCTCGGTCGAGCCGTTCGACGTCGAGATCGTCGACGAGAACGGGGCGGCGCGGAGCATCGCCGGCGCCGACCACGCGAGCTTCGCGGTTCGGCGCGACCTGGCCGACAGCACCGACCTGCTCCTTCTCCGGAAGGTCGACACGAACATCGTGATCGACGACACGAACATGAAGCTGACCTGCACGATGAGCCAGGCCCAGGCGGACGCCCTCCCCGTGGGGGTCTTCGTCGGGCAGGCGGCCGTGCGCTTCGGCGACGACAACAACTGGAAGGGGACGATGCCCGTTCGCGTGAACGTGATCGAGCTGGGCGCTCCGAAGACGAGCACGTGATCACCACCGACCAGATGCGGCGGGAGCTGGCTCTTCCGGCCGAGCGCGAGAGCGAGTACTCCGACTTGAAGGACGGGGTGATCGCGCTGTGGGAGGCGGAGACCCGGCTGCTCTGGAACGCGCGGACGGACCACGTTCAGGAGGTCCGCGTCCGCCCGCAGGGAAGGACCATGCTCCTGCTCGAGCTGGTCAACGTCTCGTCCGTGACGTCGGTCGAGGGGAAGTACGACACCGACGACGATTGGACGGACGTCGACGAGGAGGACTACGAGGTCGAGGGGGACCGCCGCCTCGTGAACAAGGACGGCGGCTGGACCTACGACCGGGTTCGCGTGACGTACACGGGCGGCTACTCGGCCGCGCCGGCCGACGTGCAGCGCGCTCTCCTCGTGCAGCTCAAGTTCGAGAACCAGCGGCTCGGCGTGGAGAAGGTCGGCCTCAAGGGGCAGAGTTTCCAGGGCGGGGCCGGCACGTTCGAGACGGGGACGCTCGCGCCGTTCTTCGAGGCCGCCGCGAAGCGGAGGGGGAGGAAGGCGTGATCCGGCTCAAGCTCGACGAGAAGGTGAGGAAGGACCTCGCGCAGATCGAGACGCGCGGCCGGACGTGGAAGT